TATATTACAGAGTTAACCGGAAAAGTATATCCAACTAATGCGCCAGAAGGCGTTGAGGCGCCCTATCTTGTGTATTACAGAGGGTCAGTAGAATACTATAAAACATTGACGGAAGACTCAGAGGACACATTTGAACGCACAGGAATGCTATTTCAAGTAATGGGCAAGCGATACGGTGAGATTACCGAGATATCTGACAAGCTGCAATCATTGCTCAAATCGTTACCAGGAACTGAGATAGGACCAGAAGATGATCAGATACATATACAAGATGTCGAGATAACGAATCTTGCGGAAGATTATCAAGATGAAATAGGACTTAAAAGAACCATAATCGATTTTAATATTTGGAGGTAAGTAAAATGAAATT